CACATTATTAACTGCAAGTCAAACTTTAACTAATAAAACATTAACAAGTCCTGTTTTAAATACAGGTGTTTCTGGTAGTGCTATATTAGATGAAGACGCTATGGGTTCAAATAGTGCAACCCAATTAGCAACACAACAATCAATCAAGGCTTATGTTGATGCACAGATTTTAACTAAAGATAATACCGATGAAATAACTGAAGGTTCTAATTTATACTTCACTAATGCAAGAGCGGATGCTAGAATTACAAATGCTTTAAAAGATGAAGATGATTTTGCTTCAAATTCAGCAACACATTTAGCAAGTCAACAATCAATTAAAGCTTATGTGGACGCACAAACTACAGATGAAGTAAGACAAGATATTATTGGTGCAATGCTTACAGGCAACACCGAAACATTAATTGCGGTTACTTACCAAGATTCAGATGGTACGGTAGATTTTGTAGTAGATAATGACCTTGCTAATTATGATAATTCAAATTCATCATTTATAACAGGTCTTTCAACAACAACATTAACAAATAAAACTTTTGATGTAGATGGAACAGGAAATAGTTTATCAAATATTGCAAATGCAAATATTAAAGCAGCTGCAGCTATAGACGCAACTAAAATTGCTGATGGATCAATATCAAATGCTGAATATCAATATTTAAATGGTGTATCTTCAAACGTTCAAACACAATTAAACGCAAAAGCAACATCATCTCAATCAATTGCCTTCGCTCTTGCTTTGGGATAGTATAAATATACTAGAACAACAAGGGTAATCTATGGCAGAACCATCTAGTAGAGAAACATTAAAACAATACGCATTAAGAAATCTTGGTCAACCAGTCATTGACATTAACGTGGATGATGACCAGTTAGAAGATAGACTTGATGAAGCGTTGCAATATTTTGCTCAATACCATTACGATGGTGTTGAAAGATGTTATCTCAAATATGAATTTACTGAAGCTGACAAGACTCGTATGAAAAGTGTAGAAGGTGATTCTACTCTTTCAGCGACCAAGGGAGGTGTGACTACTACTTACACACAACAAAATAATTATATCATAGTTCCTGAAACCGTATTAGCGGTCACTCGAATCTTCCCTTTATCTGACCGACACTCTATGAATATGTTTGATATACGTTATCAATTAAGATTAAATGACTTATATGATTTTTCTTCAACATCTATTATTCATTATGATATGGTGCTAAGACATTTAGATTTTTTAGACCATATACTAGTAGGAGAAAAACCTATTAGATTTAATATGCACAATAACAGATTGTATATTGATATGGATTGGAAACACGATATTGATGTTGGTGAATTTGTAGTTATGGAGTGTTATAGAAGATTGGATCCAACTACCAATACCGATGTTTATAATGATATGTTTTTGAAACGGTATGTAGCTGCATTGTTTAAAAAACAATGGGGAAGTAATTTAAGTAAGTTTAATGGAGTAGCAATGATGGGAGGAGTGACTCTCAATGGAGCGGAACTCTATAATCAAGCACTTCAGGATATTGAAAGACTAGAAGAGGACATTAAGAAACAATTTGAAACGCCAGTAGATTATATGATAGGTTAACCTAATGCCAACTAATGTATTTTTTGAGCGAGGTGGCACTACAAGTGAGAAAAGGTTATTAGAAGATTTAATATCCGAGAATATACAAATACACGGCCACGATTGCTATTATCTTCCAAGAAAATTAATCAATAGAGATTTAATTCTTAATGAAGATACCCTAAGCAAATTCAACACAGCATATCTAATAGAAATGTACTTTGAAGGCGATAGCTTCCAAGGTGAAGCTGAGTTGATGAGCAAATTTGGTTTAGAAATAAGAGAAGATACAACCTTTGTTGTTTCTAAACGTAGATTTGAAGAATTAGTATCCAGCAATGCAAATCTTATAGCAGTTGGAAGACCTAACGAAGGTGATTTAATTTATCTACCTTTGATGAAGTCCTTTTTTGAAATTCTATTTGTGGAAGACCAAGAACCATTCTTCCAATTAAATAACTTACCAGTTTATAAATTAAGAGTCACTAGATTTGAATACGCATCCGAAAAAATTGATACAGGTATATCCGAACTTGATACGTTGGAAGATAGTCGGTCAATGGATATGCTTAATTATAAAACATCACTTGAAGATGGTAGTGGTTCATTACAAATGGAATCAGAATATGGGACACATTACTTTATCGGAGAAGAATTTAGTATTGAAACACAATCTAAAGACGCAGCTGATAATACAGCATTTGAATCAGAGGCAGGATTTGATACAGAATCCACTTCGGATGATATTTTAGATTTCACAGAACGAAACCCATTTGGAGAAGTTGACGAAGGATTTTAGATATGTTAGGAACTCATTTTTATCATCAAACATTAAGACGATTAGTTATAGGATTTGGAACAATCTTTAATAATATTGTTATACAACGAAAAGATAGTAGTGGCAATATAATACAAAGTATTAAAGTTCCTTTAGCTTATTCTCCTAAAGAAAAGTTTTTAGCAAGATTAGAACAACAAGCAGACCTTGCAGAAAGACAAGTTGCAATAACATTACCTCGTATGGGGTTTGAGATTGCTGGGATTGCTTATGACTCTAGTAGAAAATTGCAAAGAGTTAAAAAGTTTAGAGCAGTTAAAACAGGTACAAGTGATAGAATGGATTATAATTATTCACCTGTGCCTTATAATATAAGTTTTAATTTATATAGTTTTACTTCATCAGCTGAAGGTGGACTACAAATTATAGAACAAATACTGCCTTATTTTCAACCTGACTATACCGTTACCGTCAATATTATTCCCGAACTAAATATTAAAAGAGATGTTCCGATTATTCTAAATAATGTTAGTTATGAAGATATTTACGATGGATCATTTGCGAATAGACGAACGGTTAATTATACATTAAATTTTACAGCAAAGACTTATCTGTATGGACCAATACACACAGGTAAAGTTATTAAGGAAACAACAGCTGATATGTACACAGATACTACTGGAACTGAAGGAAGAGAAGAAAGAATTATCGTTGTTCCCGACCCTACAACAGCAAGTGCTGGTGATGACTTCGGATTTACTACGACAATCAGTACATTTGAGGATGCTAAAAATTACAATCCGTCAACCGATTCAGATGAATAAATAATATAAGAGAGATTTAAAATATGGCTTTATCAAAAATTAAAACAGGAAGTATAATTGATAGTGCGGTTACATCAGCAAAAATAGTTGATGGAACTATTGTTGATGCAGACGTTAATGATATAGCGGCTACTAAACTTTCAGGAACAGTAGCTGATGCTAGATTTCCTGCTACATTACCTGCCGCAAGTGGAGCAAATTTAACTTCATTACCTGCAGGAAATTTAACTGGAACAGTAGCAGATGCAAGAATTTCAACTTTAACTTCAAGCAAACTTTCAGGTGCTTTACCTGCAATTGATGGATCTAGTCTTACAGGAATTGTAGCAGGAACAAGTTGGCAATCAGTCGTTACTGGTTCAACTTTAACAGCAGTAGCTGGCAATGGCTATCCAATAGACACAACTTCAAACGCATGTACAATTACTTTACCAGATTCAGCTAGTAATGGCGATGAAATAATCTTTACCGATTATGCTAGAAATTGGGGAACGAATGGAATTGAATTAGATTCAAATGGTTTGAACTATCAAGGTCAAGATGATGAGTATACTGTAGAATACGGAACAGATGGTCAAGCTGTTCATATAGTTTATTCAGGAGCAACGAATGGGTGGATACCTACTCTTGATAAGGTTGTTGATGATGTACCATCCAAAGGAAATACTGAAGGAATATTCGGATTTGGTACTACTGGTAGTGCTACTGCAGTGACTAATTTAGTTTCTAATGCTGGAGTTGTATCGTCAGATGTAACAGGAGTTGGAACGGCTAGACAGTATCTATCGGCATGTGAGTATGGCGGTGATAAAGGAATATTTGGTTATGGTCATACTACTCTTTCA